CATTTTTACTGTTGCTATCTTCATTTTGACTCCTTTCTATGTTCATGCTTCGTGAACTTTATATTTAAAAAAATAAGCTGGAATATCTTTTGGATTAACTTCTAAAATTTCAACTGCTTTTGAAATTTCGTTATCTTTCCAAGATACCTTGTTATTCAACTTCAACGAGATACTGCGTTCAGATACGCCCATAGCATTTGCAAATTCTGCTTGTGTTCCGAATTTTTCAGTAATTCGTCCTAACAATTTTGAATAATCGTTACTCATATATTCTCCTTTCTATGTTCATGCTTCATGAACTTTTTATGTATTAAGTGTATCATGTTCCGTGAACTTTGTCAACAACTTTTTTCATTTTTGTTGAACTTTTTTATTTTTAATTTATATTTTTTGTGTTATAATATAGTAGAGATAAGGAGATGAACGCAATGAGAAAATATGAAACATCTGATAGGCTAAATCAGTTAATGGCCGAAAGAAACTGGAAACAAGTAGATATAATCAACAATTCAAAGAAGTTTCAAGAAAAGTTGGGAGTACAACTTGGAAAAAGTGCTTTATCTCAATATGTGAATGGTGTTCAAGCACCAGACCAAAAGAAACTATCTTTACTAGCTTTGACTTTTGATGTATCTGAAGCATGGCTTATGGGTTATGACGTTCCAAGAGAACGTGAAAGTGTAGTTGAGAAAGAATATACCACTTCCGACCTACGCAAAATGGCTGAAAATGCTAAAACATTTGACGGTAAACCGCTAAATGAAGATGATATTGAAGCCATTCAAAACATCATAGAAATATACTTGAGCGGTAGAAAATGAGCATCAATGAAATTTGCAAAAAATACGGGGTCAAGATTGAATACTTTGACAATGATTTATGGAATAGAAACGGCATTTATATAGATGAAATCAAAGTAGTCTTTGTAAGTAAAGACTTAGCACCCGAAAAGCAAAAGCAAGTTATACTTCATGAATTAGGGCATATAGACCATACTAAGGAAGAATATAAAAATACTCTTATTAGATGTGAGAATGAAGCTAACAGAAATATGATCCATCATCTTTTGGTGGATGCTTTGGGTGAATTAGACGACCCAAAAGAATTTGATTATCTCAAATTCATGGAATACTACAATTTAAAAACCACGACTGATGAAGTCATGGTTATGGAAGAATATCAAGCATTGCTTGGTTGAAAATGTTATTTATTAAATGGATTTAAAATCCAAGAAAAAAGGAGAAAATAAATGGAAATTTTAAAAAATATTTTAACGTTAATCTTTTTAGGCTCAGCGTTTGGCATTTGGTATTTTATCAAGAAAAACCCAAACAAAAAATATAGAAATATTTCAATCGCTGTTCTGATAGGTTCTATCTTTATTATTGGATCATTTCCTAAAGATGATACAACCAAAACTGAAACCACAAAAACAGTTACAACACAAGCAGTAACATCATCTGAAAGTACAGAAAACACAAAAGAAGAAAAAACTAGTGAAACAAAAAGTGAAACAACTACTACCCAAGAAATAAAAAATGATGGCCCTAAATATACAGAAACATCTAATACAGAATTTTCTACTCATTTGACTACTGAAATCAATAATCAGTTAGCAAATACAGGTTATCAAGTTGTTGCTAAACCAGTAGGGAAAAATGTCCTTTACTTGTATCTTCCTCAAGAAGCTAAATATTATTCCAAAGTAGAAATTCAACAAATTGCTGACAAGATATACCAAATTAAAGAAAGCACTTTTAAAACTTGGGCAATAGAAAATGGTTATGATTTGGGTTCTACTTACTCTCCTAAGCTATATGTGAAAGTGGAAGATGATACAACTATTGCGAAAGAAAGTGGTGCCTTGAAAAAATCAATGAAAGTAGTAGTAAATAACTAATTAAAAAATCCCACGCTCTGAAAGTTTGGCGACTGCGAGCGTGAGATTATCAAGTATAGGAAAAAAGGTATTAAATAACCCTTTTTACTATACCCATTTTATCAAAAAAGGGGTATAAATACAATGAAAAATACAAATAAAGTAGCTATATATGTTCGTGTTTCGACTGCAATTCAAGCTGAGGAAGGTTATTCAATAGACGAACAGAAAGACAAGTTAGAAGCCTATTGTAAAATTAAAGACTGGAAAATATACGATACTTACGTTGACGGCGGTTTTTCAGGCTCAAACACAAAACGCCCCGAACTTGAGCGTTTAATAAATGATGCAAAAAGAAAAAGATTTGATATTGTGCTAGTTTACAAGTTAGATCGCTTAAGCCGTAGTCAGAAAGACACACTTTTTTTAATCGAAGATGTATTTTTGAAAAATGGCGTTGCTTTTATCAGCCTACAAGAAAATTTTGACACTTCAACACCTTTTGGCAAGGCATCTATTGGTATGCTTTCAGTATTCGCCCAGCTTGAGCGTGAGCAGATAAAAGAACGCATGATTTTAGGTAAGGAAGGACGAGCCAAAAAGGGAAAAACAATGGCATGGACGACTATTCCTTTTGGCTATGACTACTCAAAAGAAACGGGCATTTTATCCGTAAATCCAACACAAGCGCTTATTGTCAAGCGGATATATGAAGAATATCTAAACGGAAAGTCAGTCGTAAAAATCATTAGAGATTTAAACAAAGAAGGGCATATCGGACGAAAAAGACCGTGGGGCGAAACGATAACTAAGTATTTACTAAAAAATGAAACATATCTTGGTATTGTGAAATATAGAGGGCAAAAATATGACGGTCAGCATGAACCGATTATCTCACAAGAATTATTTGACCTTGTGCAATTAGAACTCAAAAGACGGCAAATAGATGCACTTGAAAGATACAATAACCCACGACCATTTCAAGCTAAGTATATGCTTTCAGGATTGATGAAATGCGGGTATTGTGGTGCATCATTAAGAATACACGTCACGCCAAAAGATAAAAATGGGCGTTCGTATTATAAATACCAGTGTGCAAATCGTTTCAAGAAAGAAGTGAAATGTAAATCAGGCTGGTATTCTCGTGAAGAACTGGAAAACAACGTTTTGAAGCAATTATCAAGAATTAAGTTAGAACCACAATATCGAAAAGAAACACTTTCAAAAAATGATGAAACAATGAAAGTTGAAGAAATAAAAGAACAACTGAAAAAATTAAATAACAGACTTGATAAACTGACTGAATTATACTTAGATGAAATCATAACAAGAAATGAACTAAACGCCAAAAACGAAAAGCTAAAAACTGAAAAAGCATTTTTAGAAGAACAACTTAAAAGCAAAAAGAAAAACACAATAAATCTACGACAACGAAAACTTGCTAGACTTTTAAAGGACTTTAACCCCGAAAAATTAAGCTATGAAGATGCTTCAAAAATTGTAAAATCTGTCATAAATGAAATTGTTGTTACGAAAGAAGAAATGACGATAACGCTAGACTTTTAAAGGTTTAGCGTTGTTTTTGTATTTTGGTCAAATTGATAAGGATTAGTTAGACTAAAATACATTTTAAAAAAGTCATAGCATTCACTATGACTTAAATTTCATTATCTTTTTTCATTTCAGCAAGTGCCGAACTAGTCAAGACTTTTTCCGCGAAATCACCGTCCATGATTTCTTCGGCAGTATAGTAGTAATCAATGATAGGGCATTTGTCTAGCATTTCTATGTAATCACCACGAACGATATAGATATATTCGTCTGTCAAGCCTTCTGCTATATCTGCTTCTAGTTCTTCGATTAAGTCTGAATAGTCGTAGCTAAAACGATAATTGCCTTCATCTATCCATTTTTGAACTCTCATAGCTACTTCAAGACTTAATTTGTTAAAGTCTTTTTTGCCATTTCTCAATAATGAGATAGAACTTTCTTGAATACCGATTTCTTTTGATAAGCGATAAGCGGAAATGGCCTTGTTCATTAAGACCATTTCTACTTGTGATGTATTAATACGCATAGATCACTCCGTTATCAACGTGTCCGACTTCTTTCACTCCTTCAACGGGCTTCATGCCACGGCCTTCAATCAAGATACTACCATCTTTATCAATCCAAAAATCTAGCATATCAGCGAATTCTTCAAATGTTTGTTCATCTTTAAATTCTGACTCGTACAAGTCAACGAGCGCTTCCATTAATTTTTCTTCTGTAACCATGATATTTCTCCTTATCCCCAAACTTTTTCTGAAATGTAATAAGTTCCGTAATTAGAACCATCTGCAATAACTTCGATACCGTAGTAAGCACCTTCTTTGTGCATAACTTCATTGAATTGTACTTCTTTAGCTTCACCAAGTAGGCTTGCACGTCCGTATTGTCCAGCTTGGCGCATTTTAGCTTCAACTGCTTGCCATTTTTTAAGTCCGTATGTTGCCATTTTGATTTTCCTTTGAGTTCTTTTTGAACTCCCTTTCCTTATCTTGTCTTAATTATAACACTATACTTTACGTACGTCAAGTATTTTGACAAAGAAATTTAAACTTTTTTTTATTTTAGAAACTACTTTCAGGCCAATTTTGTTGACGTCAACAAAAT